CGCATTTTAACGTAAGTGAATTGCTGAGGTAGTTTGTTTGTACCCCTTGAGAGAGTATATAATACTCAACGGAAAGTCTTAAATGATTGAAATTGTGAGGCTAAAGCTCTCAAGGGGAAAATATTTATCAAAAAAATTTTTATGGAAAAACAGGAAAGTAACTTTTTATATCATACGCCGTGCAATAATTGTAGCTCGTCAGACGCTAATTCCGTCTATGATGACGGACACTCTTATTGTTTTTCGTGCAACACAACAACAAGGGGAAATGATTTGGAACAACCAATAAAACAAAAGACAAGTAAAGAATTTATAAGCGGTGAAGTTTCTGCTTTAGCTAAAAGAAAAATAGATTTAGACACAGTAAGAAAATTTAATTATCAAACTGGTGCTTGGTTTGGGAGACCAGTTCAAATAGCAAACTATTATGACAAAGATAAAAAGTTAGTAGCACAGAAATTAAGAAACCCTGATAAGACCTTCCAATGGCTAGGGGACGCAAGACAATCAGGTTTATTTGGTCAACACCTTTGGAGAGATAAAGGTAAGATGATTATTGTAACTGAAGGTGAAATAGATTGTCTTAGTGTATCAAAAATTAATCAAAATAAATTTCCAGTAGTAAGTGTTAAGAGTGGGGCTCAAGGAGCTAAAAAAGATATTCAAAAACAATTAGAATGGTTAGAAGGATTTGATTCTGTAATTTTAATGTTTGACCAAGATGAGCAAGGTAAACAAGGTGCAATAGAATGTGCTAAATTATTTTCTCCTAATAAAGCAAAGATATGTAGTCTTCCTTTAAAAGATGCTAATGAAATGTTAATTGCAGGTAAGACTAGAGAATTAGTAGATTGTATATGGTCTAGTAAAGCATACAGACCTGATGGGATAGTTCTAGGTGCAGATTTATGGGACGAAATTAAAAAAGAAGATAGTTATGTAACAGTTCCTTATCCTTTTGAATGTTTAAATATAAAAACACACGGATTAAGAAAAGGTGAATTAGTTACTATAACAGCAGGTACAGGAATAGGTAAAAGTTCTTTTTGTAGGCACGTTGCTTTACATTTATTAAAAAAAGATTTTACTGTAGGCTACATTGCATTAGAAGAATCTGTAAAGCGTAGTGCTTTAGGAATTATGGGGGTTTCAATGAAGAAACCTTTACATTTAACAAGAGAGGGAATAAATGAGAAAGAACTTAATAAAACTTTTAAAACGACAGTTGGTAACGGGAAATTTTATCTCTACAACCATTTTGGTAGCACTCTTGCTGATAATTTATTATCTAAGATAAGATATTTAGCAAAAGCGTGTGGTGTAGATTTTGTAATATTAGACCATTTACATATGGCTTTATCGTCTATTGGTGATGAACATACAAATGATGAAAGAAAGTTAATTGATTATACTGTTCAAAAATTAAGAACATTAGTTGAAGAGACAGGTATAGGATTAATATTAGTAAGTCATCTTAGACGTAGTGAAGGTGATAAAGGTTTTGAAGATGGTAAAAGCGTTGGACTTAATGCTTTAAGAGGAAGCCAAAGTATAGCTCAATTATCTGATATAATTATTTCAATGAATAGAAACTTACAAGCTAAAAATAATCTTGCTCAAGTAAATGTATTAAAAAATAGATTTTCAGGTGAGACAGGTAAAGCGTGTAATCTTTATTATGATTTAAAAACTGGTTGTTTAAGTGAAGTGAAAGCAGAATTGTCTGATGACTTTTAATCCACTTTCTAAAAAATCAAAATCTATAGAATGGACTGCTTATGTTTTAGAAGCTATAGGTAAAGCTAAAAAATATAATAAACACGTTTATTTAGATGTTGGAAAAGAGAGTACCGCTTTTATGATGGAAGATGCTTTAACACAGATGGCTATGAATGGAGAGATGGCGGCTTGGAGAGTGGAAGTTAGATTACATACATTACAATGAGAAATTTTCCTGAAGATAAAATGATAATGCAAATGTTTATATTTATAACATTGTATTTAATAATAGTAGAGATTATATTTTAATGAAAAACAAACCTAGTGAACCCCTTGTAGTTGGTAATAAAAGATATTACAAATACAAAATAGTGTGGGAAGATATTGTTGGTGATTCAACACTCGCTACTTCAGGTGATTTTGCTAAAATGGTTTGTGCTGATGTTCATACTGAATGTTGGATATTTGATAAAGATTCTAATTATGTTTATTCTTTTGCAAGTTATTATATAGAAAAAGATGAGATAGAATTTGGGGATAGAAATATCTATCCTCGTAGTGTAATTAAAAAAATGATAAGGATATAATATGATAGATGACAGAGGAGAATTAGATTTAACTAAACAAATAGATATATTAAAACAAAAAGTTGCTGATGCTATGCTAGAGACCTCTATTATTAAAGCTGTTGGTATGAATAGTCCTGAAATGAAAGCCGTACAAAAAGAAAACGAAAGACTTAAAGCAGATTTAGCTAGAGCTAAAGAAGACCACCAGTTTGATAATTTAGTACACGCTAAAGAATTAAAGGAATTAATTAAAAAATGAAATATTGTTTTGACATAGAGACAGATGGTTTTTTAAACCAATGCACTAAAGTACATTGTATTGTATTAAAAGATGTTGATACTAATGAAATTTTAAAATTAAAAAATGAAGATGCTGTAAAAAAATTAGAAAATGCAGACTTAATTATTGGACACAATATTATTAAGTTTGATATTCCAGTCCTAAAAAAGTTTTATGACTTTAAACCTAAAGGCAAGGTTTTTGATACAATAGTAGCAACTCGTTTACTTTACCCTGATGTAAAAGAACGAGACTTTAAAAGAAATGGCTTCCCTACTAATTGTATAGGACGACATAGCTTAAAAGCGTGGGGATATAGGGTGGGCGAGTACAAGGAAGCCTTTGATACTGACTGGAAAGAATACAGTTCTGAAATGTTAGATTATTGTATTCAAGATGTAGAAGTAACTGATACTTTGTATAAAAATATAGAAGGTAAAAGTTACTCCTGTCAGGCAATGGAATTAGAACACGAAGTAGCAACTTTAATATTTGAACAAGAGCGTTATGGTTTTATGTTTGATAAAGATAAAGCAGTTAAATTATATTCTAAATTAAATGCTAGACGTTTAGAATTGGAAGATGATTTACAAAAATTGTTTCCACCTAAGTTGCAACGTACACCATTTATACCTAAAGTTAATAACAAAGCTAGAGGTTACATTAAAGGTGAAACTTTTTACAAAGAGAAAATGATTACTTTTAATCCTAGTTCTCGTCATCATATAGCTGATAGATTAATTGAAAGACACAAGTGGACACCTAAAGAATATACTAATGATGGTAAACCTAAGTTAGATGAAACTGTCTTAGCTAGTCTTCCATATCCTGAAGCAAAAGTTTTGTGTGAGCATTTCTTATTAGATAAAAGAATAGGACAATTAGCAACAGGTGCTCAGGCTTGGTTAAAAAATGAGATTAGTGGTAGAATACACGGAACTTGTAATACTAATTCAACAGTAACAGCTCGTGCTAGTCATACTTCACCTAATTTAGGACAAGTACCAAGTGTGACAGTCCCTTATGGAAAAGAATGTAGAAGTTTATTTACTGTTCCTGATGGAAAAAAATTAGTTGGTATAGATATATCAGGATTAGAAGTTAGATTGTTGGCACACTTTATGTCTAAGTTTGATGAAGGTGAATATGCTAAAGTAGTTTTAAATGGTGATATACACACTGAAACAAAAGAATTAGCAGGTTTAGATACAAGAGACCTTGCAAAAAGATTTTATTACTGCTTCCTTTATGGTGGTGGTGTAAAAAAGATTGCGTTAGTAACAGGTAAAACAATGAAAGAAGCTAAGAAGATACGAGAAAGATTTTTAAATAATCTTCCTGCTTTGAGTAAGTTATTAAAGCAAGTACAACAAGCGGCTGAAAGAGGTTATTTAATAGGTCTTGATAAAAGAGAAATTAAAGTTCGTTCAGTTCACGCCTCACTTAATTCACTTTTACAAAGTGCAGGAGCAATAGTTTGTAAACAGTGGTTGGTTGAGTTTAATAAAGCTGTTAAAGAATATTCTAATGTTCAACAGGTTGTTTGGGTGCACGATGAAATCCAAGTAGAATGTCCTGAAGAAACAGCAGAAGAAATAGGAAAGTTAGCCGTAGAATCTATTAAACGTACAGGCAAACATTTCAATTTAAGACTTCCTTTAACTGGAGAATATAAAATAGGTAATAATTGGAGTGAAACACATTGATAAAAAATAGCAAATTTGATATTGATTTAAAATATGGTAAAGATAGAGAAAATCGTATTGAAAAAATATTAAAAGAAGGAAAGTTAGAAGTAAAAACTGAACGTGATTGGTGGTTTAAAACTGGTAATATAGCCATAGAAGTTGAGTGTAATGGTAAGCCATCAGGTATAACAGCTACTAAGTCAGATTATTGGGTTCATATATTAGCCAATGGAGACAAAGATTATTGTAGATTAATATTTGATGTTTCTACTGTTAAACGATTAGTTAAAAAATATATTAACAAAATAAAAAATGGTGGTGATGGTTTTAGAAGTAGGTTTGTGTTAGTTCCACTAGCCGAAATATTTGACCAAAAAAATTTACCCCAAAACAAGGAGAAGAAAAATGAAAAAAAAAGATAAAATATTATTAATAGATGGAGATATATTAATATATAAGATAGCCACAGCAAATGAAGTTGCAACACACTGGGGTGATGGTTTATGGACACTACATTGTGATGAAAATAAATGTAAGTTTGAAGTAGATGCTCAGATAGATGAGCTAGGTCTTAATTTTGAGGCTGATGATTATGTTTGTGCTTTAACTGATAAGAATAATTTTCGTAAAGATATTCTTCCAAGTTATAAAGATAATCGTAAGCAAAGACGTAAGCCAATGGTGTTAAATTCTCTTCGTAAATACATTATGGAAAAACATAATGGTCTTATGTGGAAAAACCTAGAAGCTGATGATGTTATGGGTATAATGGCAACTGAACCACACCCTACTGAAGATAGAATTATTGTTTCTATTGATAAAGATATGAGACAGATACCTGCTAAGGTTAGTAGAGATGGTGAGACAGTTGAAGAGATACCTCAAAGATTAGCTGATTACTGGTTTATGATACAAACACTAGCGGGTGATAGCACTGATGGTTATACAGGACTACCAAGTGTGGGAGTTAAAACTGCTGAGAAAATGATTAAGCAGTATACTAATGTACCCCTTTTAGAGCTATGGAAGATTGTAGTTGGAGCTTATAAAGCTAAAGGTTATACTAAGAAAGAAGCTCTACAACAAGCTAGAGTTGCACATATTCTTAGACATAAAGAATACAATAAGAAGACTGGAAGGGTGAAGTTATGGCAGATAAAATAAAACACCCCCCTCATTACTTTAGATTTAAAATAGAACCTATTACTTTTGTTATGCAGAATAATATTCCGTATGCTGAAGGTAATGCTATTAAATATATCTGTCGTTGGCGTTATAAACACGATACCAAAGAAGCTCAGATAGAAGACTTAAAGAAAGCTAAACAGTATATTGATTTATTAATAGAACAGGAAACACAGCCTGAAGGAAAGATAAAATTAAAACTTACTGGACAGACAAAAGAAGAGGAAGCGGAGAAAACAATGAAAGCTATTTATAAAAATGGTTAAGCATAATCATATTATTATTAGAGCAAATGTTATTAATCCACCTCAAGATATTCGTTTTGTAAAAAAATGGATAAAGAAATTAACTAAAGCAATAGGTATGAAAATGTTAGGACAACCTATTGCTCACTATGTTAATACAAAAGGTAATAAAGGACTAACTTGTTTAGCTATTCTGAACACCTCACATATAGCTTTACATACTTGGGACGAAAGTTACCCTGCGTTACTACAATTAGATGTTTATTCTTGTAGTGCTTTAGATAAAAAAATTGTTTTTGAATATTTAGAACAATTTAAACCGAAGGAAATAAATTATGTTACGATTGATAGAGAAAAAAGTATTAGGATTAATTCTCCTTCTTAGTTTAATTACTGGGTGTAGTGAATTTGCTTTATTATCTAGTGGGTCAAGTCTAGCATTAAGTAATAACACTTATGCTAAAGCATATAGTGGTATAGATTTTGCTACTACATTAACAACAGATAAAGATATTAAAACTCACGCATATTATTATGTAAAAAAAGCTAAAGATGTTAAAGATTTAGTTAAAAAAGTTATTGCACACGATTTTGATGATTCACTTTATGTTGAATCAATACAAACTATTAGTGTTGAAGAATCAATTATTCATCAACCTGATGAAAAATTAATTATAGCTTCTATTTGGAATTTTACAGAAGAAGAAACAGAAAACAATAGAAGGACGTTAAAGTTTATTAACCAAACAGGATTTGAATTTTTATGGTAGGAAAAAAGTTAAAAGGTAAGAACCTTAATATGTTCGGAAACCCGATACATAACCCTACTGAAAAATATAAAAAAGGTTGGGAAGAAATTTTTGGAAAAAAGAAAACAATAGAAAAAGATTTCTTAGAAGAAGCTGAAAAAGAAAAGAAAGAATTAAACGAATCATATAAAGAATCAAAACGACAAACAGCAGAACGTAAATTAAAAGAAAAAACAGAATCAGAAAAATCACAACAAGAATTAGAACCAATAGATGAAGACTTCTTAAATGATATTGCAAATAACACACCTAACACAGAACAATTTAAAAAATAATGGATTACGAAAGAGATAACTTACTAACAGATTTTGGCAAGACTACTTTAAAAGACAGGTACTTATTACCTGATGAGAAGTCACCTCAAGATGCTTTTATGAGAGCGGCAAAAGCCTTTTCTGATAATGATGAAATGGCACAAAGAATATATGAATATGTTTCTAATCTTTGGTGTATGTTTTCTACTCCTATATTAAGCAATGCAGGTACTAAAAGAGGTATGCCTATCTCTTGTTTTTTAAGTTATGTTGGTGACAGTAGAGGTGAACTTGCTGAACACTATACAGAAAATGCTTGGTTAGCTTCTGTTGGTGGTGGTATTGCAG